TTGAAAGCCGGCATTGACACCAGCACACAGATACGTGAAAATCAAGCACAGTTCAATCTGATTGCTTGCCCACAGTATCCAGAGTTGGCTCCAGACATGCGAGTGCTCAATGACGATCGTAGCAACACAGCTTTTGTTGTGGTTGATACACCGTTGCGTTTGACACCAGATGAAGTGGTGACCTGGGCAACCAACGACAACGGTCTAGGCCTGACATTTGGTGACGGCAACTTGTCCGCAGGTGATCCATATTCTGCCGCTTTCTATCCAAGTTGCACCACAACGGATCTAACAGGCAACATAGTAACCACAGCACCAAGTCACATGATGTTGCGTACAATTATTCGCAGTGACAGTGTAGCTTATCCATGGTTTGCCCCTGCTGGTCTACGCCGCGGTGTGGTAGACAATGCTTTACAAATTGGTTACTTGATAGCTCAAACTGGTGAATTCCAACCCTTGGGTGTTAATCAAGGCTTACGTGACGTGCTTTATAGCAACGATGTCAACCCAATCACATTCATACCTGGCACAGGTATTGTGAACTTTGGTAATCATACTTTGCAAGGCACTGCTACTGCATTGGATCGTATCAACGTGGCACGTTTGGTAGCGTTTATACGTGGACGTTTGGAAATTATCGGTAATCAATACCTGTTTGAACCTAACGACACCATTACTCGCAGTGCAATCCAAGCACAAATCACAGCACTCATGGTTGATTTGGTCAACAAGCGCGGTCTCTATGATTACTTGGTCGTTTGCGATACAACCAACAATACTCCAGCTACAATCGATGCCAACGAACTGTATGTGGATATTGCGATTGAACCAGTTAAAGCAGTGGAGTTTATCTACATACCAATGCGGATACAAAACACAGGAACTATTCAAGCGCAAGCATCTGCGTAATTGATTGCCAGACAAAACTATCAAAATTTTGTCTGGCGCAAATACCATAAATAAAAGCATATTAGGAGAATAAACAAATGGCATCGGCAACAATGCAAAACACATTAACAAGTTTAACCGTACCGTTGGACAGTCAGCAAAGTTCGTCAGTCCAAGGTCTGTTGATGCCAAAGCTGAAGTATCGCTTTCGCGTCAGTTTTTTAGGACTGGGTATTGATAAAACCACAACAGAATTGACCAAGCAGGTTATCAGTTTTACTCGTCCTAACGTAACTTTTGAAAACATCGATCTTCCTATCTACAACAGCACCATACGGTTGGCTGGTAAACATCAGTGGCAAGACATCACGTGCGAAGTGCGTGATGATGCCGGCGGCAATGTAACACGTTTGGTTGGTGAACAACTACAGAAACAACTAGACTTTATGGAACAAAGTAGTGCTGCTTCAGGCATTGACTACAAGTTTAGCACGGTGTTTGAAGTGTTGGATGGTGGTAATGGTGCCAGCACTCCTGTTGCATTAGAAACCTGGAGCATCCAAGGTTGCTACCTGCAAGCGGTCAACTACAATGATGCCAACTACGGCGACAGTGCAGCCATGACAGTAAGTATGACTATTCGTTATGATAATGCTATTCAAACCAATGGCGTTGGAACACCTTCTCCAGTGCCAGGTCAACGGGACAATGGAGCAGCCACAGGCTGATAGCCTGAATGGCCAATGAATATCTTCAACCATTTCCGCCCGGACAAGGGGTAAGGGATTATGATCATGCTGCTAAAACTTTTGGTTCTGGCGGCGGTAGCAACATTTATCCACAAGGCGGTGGCAGTTATGATCTTGTTCCTCGCAACAAGTTTTTATTCTACGTTTATTTCAATTTAAACACCAACATACCAGCGGTGGCAAATTTTGTTTCAGGCGGCAAGAGCAACGTGATTGGCCTCATGGTCAAGACAGCACAGTTGCCCGGTTACACAGTTGATGTGGGCACCATGAACCAATACAATCGTAAACGCCTGGTGCAGACCAAGATCAACTACAACCCTGCACAGATTGTATTCAACGATGACCACAGCGATCTTATACGCAACATGTGGTATCAATACTATCAATACTACTACAGTGACCCAACCTATACCTATGGCAACACACCCAGTCAAAGTGGAGCCTTGGGACAGGTTGAAGGACTGCTGAGTGGATTCAGCTACGGTTCTAACGATACCTATGCACCCAGTCGACCAGTTCAACACTGGGGTCTCAGTGGCCAAGGCTATACCAATCCAACCATTAACAGTTTGGCCAGTTCCTTGTTAACCGGTGTAGCCAGCGGAGTAGAACCATTTTTTCGTGATATCACCATATACGGTATGTCACAAAAAAGTTATGCACAGTATACCATGATCAATCCCATGATCACCGAATGGCAACACGATACCTATGACTATAGTCAAGGCAACGGAGTGGTCACACATCAAATGACCATACGATACGAAAACGTCAAATATTATTCTGGAGACATTGGTGGAGCTCAACCCAGCGATCCAGTTACTGGATTTGCTGACCCAGCACACTACGATACCACAACCAGCCCTATTGCTGTTCCTGGCAGCACTGGCGTGCCAAACCCAGCAGGAAGCAAACAGGACTTACAAGCATTGGCAGTTGGACAAAATACTTTACAAAATGTAGTTGGTGCAGTAGGTCAAGCCTTGGTGCCAACTGCCGCAACGTTCTTGAATGGTGCTCTGGCCGGCACTGGAGCACTGGGCACAGCCATAGCCACGGGACTGGGTATTGCAGCCGGCATCGGTGTGCCTGGGTCAGTTGGTCAACAACAAAATGGTGACGGTGGTTTTAACATACCTGTGCCAAATGTCAGCCTGTTTGATCTGTTCAACGGAGGTTAATCATGGGTTCAGTCAACGTTGTCAACACCAAGACCGACCCAACCGTACAGATATTTGATCGGTTTTACGGTTACCAACAACAGGTTCCGGTAGATCAGTATGATGCAGTTCTAAGCTATTTCCAATCGGTATTCGGATCTGACCAGTCGGCCGGCAGTTTTACCGTGTCCTTGTTTCGCATCAGTCACGAAAGCAATGTTCCTGTCATGACCTTGTTGCAACAGTTCCAAGGAAAATCAGCTCCACAAATCACATTCACTCTGGCCTATTATCTAAACACGATCCGCAGTCGCACTACCCTACTGGGCGTCAATGCTCCTACTCAACCCAACTACTACGTGGCCAGAAACGTTAGGATTTAATCATGCCTAATTTTCGTCAAGGGGCCTATGTTGTAAAAAATCCCGCCAAATATGTAGGCAAGGGCACACCAAGATATAGATCCGGATGGGAACTCACATTCATGATGTTCCTGGATTCAAACGACAACATACTACAGTGGGCCAGCGAAAGCATCAGCATACCTTATCGCAATCCACTGACCGGCAAACAGAGCATGTATATTCCAGACTTTTTTGTGACCTATCGTGGTGCCAACAACACCACCCGAGCCGAACTGATTGAAATCAAACCCAAAAAACAAAGTCTGATTGAAAGCAAGGCTTCGGACCGTGACCGCGCTATTGTAGCGGTGAACTATGCCAAATGGGATGCTGCTACCAAATGGGCCCGTAGACAGGGCATTACTTTTAGAGTAATCAACGAAGACCAAATATATCATCAGGGTAGCAAAAAGACCGGTAAATAGGGTATGACCCGAAAACTGGAATCCCTGTTTGATTTTCCACCTGCTGAAGCCCAGGAAGACGAACCTGCATCGGTTCCTGCTACACAGATTGCACTCAAAGAAATTACTGAAACCATTGACAAGATTGATGCGGCTCTGCCCATGGTGCGGGATCTAGAAACCGGCGACAAAGAACTGGATGACTTGGCTTCCAAAGCACAAGAAACCTTTGATGATCTCATGGATCTGGGCATGCAGGTTGACAGTAGATATTCGAGCGAAATATTTGCAGTGGCCGGCACCATGCTGGGCCATGCACTCACGGCCAAAACAGCCAAACTAAACAAAAAACTAAAGATGATAGATCTACAGTTGAAAAAAATGAAACTGGATCAAGAAAAAAGCACACCCGAGGAATCCGTAGAAACAGCACACGGACAGGTGTTGAGCCGTAATGACTTATTGGAACGCTTGATATCCTCAAAGGACCAAAAAGATAAATCAGCATAAATATCATATAGGGATACAAATATGAAAAATTTTCAACAATACCTGGCAGAAAGTGAAAGAACCTACAATTATCGCATCAAAATTGTAGGTGATGTGGCCTCTGATTTTATCAAGGCCCTGGAAGAAAAGCTCAAGCAGTTTGAGCCAGTCAAAATTGGTCGTGCTAAAAGCACACCGGTGCAGGCCAAACCTGCTGACTTCCCTAAGCACAGCAACGACTCAGTGACCAGCATGGATGTGGAATTCCGCTATCCTGCTATTGAACCACAGATCAAAGGTCTTGCACAGTCCTTGTTCATGGATCCCAATCGCATCATCGTGTTGACTGTGCCACACGAGGACAGTCTAGATACAGAACGTGATCGCATCGAAGCTGAAAACAAAAATCTCCTGACCGACACCGACTATCCAGCCAACACAGCTGAACAGGAAGCACTCAAGGCCGACTACTCAGCTCCCTATGATGAGCATGCAGTATTAAAGAATACCTACCGCAGTGACTTTACTGTGGCTGGTGGCAAGACACCTCCTGCCAAGACCACAAATGATTTACCAATGGGCACGTCAAGTCCAATGACCAACGTAAAACGCCCACCCAAGCCACCAACCGGCTCAAAACCAAGGAACATATAATGACATTTTTTTACGACCTGAACAAGAGATTGGCCGCGCTGGCTGAGAAACAAGATCTACACGAGAGCAAGGTAGCTGAAAGTGAAAAGTGGATCCAGAAAGCTGTCAATCCTGCTCACAAGGGCGGCCTGCACAAGGCACTACATGTAGCTCAAGGTGAAAAGATTCCCAAGGCCAAGATTGACAAGGCCACACACAGCAAGAATCCCAAGCTACGTCACATGGCTCAGTTTGCCAAGAACGTGGCCATGGAAGGCACATGTCCTGGTTGTGGTTGCGCACCATGCGAGTGCGTGGAAGAAGGCAATGCCTTCACAGGTAAACTTGCTTCAACACCCAAAGGTGGCAAATTTGAACTAGATGGCAAAACATACAAAGACACCAGCACACTCGAAGAAAAGAAAGCCAAACCAGATTTCTTGGACATTGACGGCGACGGTGATCGCAAAGAATCAATGAAGAAAGCTGCTAAAGATAAGCGTCGTAGTAGTGGCACTGCCTTTGATCCTGAAACAGCTAAAAAAATGTTTGCCAACAAGGATGAACATCCACGTCATGATGTCAAGGATACTGGTTACAGCAAACGTTATACTCGTAAACACGAAGACGACATGGAGAAAGATGATGAAGTCAAGAGTGATGCACCAAAGAAAAAAGGCCGTCCAAAGAGCACCAAACCAAAAGGTGACGAGCATGTAACCAAAGGCAGTTACAAATACAAAATGGTCAATGGCAAGCGTGTAAAGAAAACTGAAGAAGCACTGGACACAGATGGTGTTATGATGACACGTCCTAGCAACATGAGCAGTGAAAGTGTTGATCGCAATGAGTATGATGCCGAAGGCGACATGGCCAAAGGCGATATGCATACCTTGATCCGCCATGCCAAAGAACTTGAAACACACTTGCGTGACAACGAAAACTTGCCAACCTGGATCATTGAAAAATTAGGCCAAATCAAAGGCATGATGACCAGTGTGACAGATTATATCCTGTCACAACACGAGCGCGGTCTTGAAAAAGAAACCGGCGAAGAAGGTATTCGTATTGCTGAAAAAATTACCAAGAAGACACCAGTGGGTGATGTGATTAGTGATTTTGTTCACAGTGATGATCCTAAGTTTGCTGGCAAAAGCAAGAAACAACGCATCAATCAGGCACTAGGTGCCTACTACGGCATGCACAAGGGCAAGGTCAAAGAAGAGTCCACCGACACACGCGACAACCGTGCTGAGAAAGCCGGTAAGAAAGTTACCAAAGACTTGGAATACGACATGAAGCACAAAGGTAAAGACGATGCCAAGGCCGAACGTGCCGGTAAACGAGTTACCAAAGACATTGAGTATGATGAGAAAGTTGAAGAAACAACCACAGCTGGTAGTGTAGCTACAGCAACAACTGGCGGTAAATCCAGCAAAGGCATGCAGTTTGGCAAAGGTGTTTACGAAGGTTTCAACACATCGGTCGAACGTATGATTTCTGAAAGTCTTGACATCAGTATGAACAAGCAGATTGGTGACGGTCACGAAACACAAAGCAACATTTCAATCACTGCCAGTGGTCATGAAGCTGACATGCTCAAAGAGTTGTTGAAAATGGCCGGCATTGACGTGCATGGTCATGGTGCAGATGCTGGTTGCCCAACATGCGGCAAGTCCGACTGTGGTTGCGAAAGCCTTGAAGAAAACGAATTGGATTGGCCAACCAACACAGAGACCCTGGATGCCGAACCAAATCTACGCACCTACTCGGGTGGCTTAAACGGTCCCAAGAGCACAGGTCAGTCGACAACTCCTGTGTTGGCCAGCCAGTTGCGTCGTCAGACCAGCATGGAAGAATCAGTAGAGCTTGAGCGTAGCTTGTTCAAGACCTGGAAAAATTACAAAGGTTAATCACAATGAGTCAATCCAACGTCTACACATCAGTATCAAATGCAGTTTGGTACACTGACAAGTGTGAAATTGTTACTGGTAGCAGTTCAGTAAACTACAATGTGTATGTGTCACAAGCAGGTGATACCACTATGGGTATTGTTGGATCGGTTCAGAATGCCAGCAACGTGATGATCACAACAAATGCCGCACAAAACCTGGTTGGAGCCACTTTTGTCACAGGCCCAGGTGTGGCCAACACAGTCACAGTAACCAATGCTGTAAACGGAAAATCTTTGACTTTGAGCGCCAATGCCACAGCCACACTGGCACAAAGTCAATACACCTTGAGCCTGGCCGCTAGTGGAAACTTGTATAGTGCAGCTCCACAGGTGGCTGCCAACAGTCGTCAACAGATTTATGTTGGCGCCGGCAATTACTTGACCATCACAGGCAGTAGTTTTACTGCTAGAGAAATTGGCACAGCAAGTTCAGCTACCGCAGGACATTAATCATGCGGGCCCGTGAGTTTGTTGCCGAAGACGCACACTCTAAGTTTCATGACTATCAGCTGGGTCCCATGACCGGCATGAAACGCTATGATGGTCTTGACAACTCAAATCCCTATGCCATGTGGCGTTTTATTGTTGCTGTTGCAGGACAACCTAAAACAGATAAGTTTGATCCAACTGAACCATTGAGCAAGGGTGGTCCAATTGGACAAAAAATGTCTACCCTAGCATATACCAAAGCCGAAGCTGAAATTTTAAATGCTACAAGTAAAGCCATGGGGGAACCTGGCACAGAAATCAGCAGTCAAGAATCCACCGAACCGGTGACCACAAACAAAGTCAGCCCAATCAAAGGATTTGCAGGCTACGCAAGATGAGAGCCCGTGAATTTATCACAGAAGTGGCCATGGGTCGCACCGGTAGTCTTCAACAGGACATTGCCTTGGCTCTGCCCGGTGCATGGAAAATACCAGCATTAAAAAATCAAGACCCTTATTTACAGTATCGCTTTGGTGTGGCCATGGCCGGAGCCAAAGGTGCTGCTCAACGTGCCAAGGACGGCGTTCCGCCGTTTGAACCAGACACAGTATTTGGTGAAAATGAATTTGTGGTCAGCTATGACCCCCACACCGGTGAATACATACGCGATGCACTACAGGCCATGGGACTTCCGCCCGGTGATGCCGTACAAGTAGCTACCATGGCCAGTGAAGAAATGCCCGATGTAGTAAAACGCAGTCCTGTAACAGGATTTAAAGGTTATCCCAGGTAAATAGATCATAAAGGAAAAATATCATGAGTTTTCTAGGATGGACAATCGGCCCAGGATTCAGTATAGGACCTGGATTTTCTATTTCGTCAATTACTCTAGCAATTTACTCTATGATAACTGATTCTGGTGATCAATTGGTCACACAGGCAGGTGACACCTTGGTCACACAGCCCACTTACATAGCTTCATAGGAACTGACATGGCCAACATCAACATTTCACAATTACCAAATTTATCACCACTTACTGCCAACTCAGTGTTGCCGGTTGATTCGGGTGGTAGCACCTATCATGTAACTGCTGCTAACTTGGCCACTTATGTGAATACTCACACTGGCAATGTCATACCCAGTGCGGACAATACCTACTTCTTGGGCAATGCTACCAATCGCTGGGCCAACTTGTATCTGGGGCCAGGCACCTTGTATATCACTGACTCAAACATATCTTCCAACGCTACCGCACGGTTGACTGTGCTGAATGGTGTGCTACAGATAGACGGTGTAGCCCAGATCCAGGCACCGGGCATTGCCAACGGCAATGCCAACATAGTCATTGGTAACTCGGGCAATGTGACCATAACAACCTTGCCTGGAACGCCACCCTTGGACTGGGTATTTGACAACAGCGGCAACATGCGTTTTGCTTCAGTGACCGAACAAGACAACTTCATTGGTGAAA